TAGTAGTAGACTCCCTGAATACAACAGAAGAGGCTACTACTGCATATAGAGCTTAACAAGCCCCAAAATGGCGCAAAGCCGTATAACTAGAGAGGACATCCAAAAGTTGGAGGATGCAAAAAAGCAGATAGAAATCCAGCTATCATCCTCAATCCAAAAATTGGCCACTGAGACAGAACAATTTGGGCCTGACCCTGACCCGATCCAGCTACAGGCTGTGCGACAAAGGTCTAGTGTTATTGAAGGTTACAAGGAAAAACTGAGAGATCTAGAAGGTCAGCTAAGTATTGCATATGCAACTTTTGCTGATGAGGAGGAAGAGAGGAAAAAGAAGAGAGAAGTACCCGGTGTTGAAGAAGGTGACTATCTTTCCCAAAAATCATCTCTGAGATATGGTAATGTAATTGACCTCAACCCTCTCAACCTGGAGGAACCAGCCGGGCAAACAGCAAATTGGAATCGTATATTTGAGTACATTGCTACCATTACTCAAGTACTTCTTCTCAAAGGTCTTTATATCCTGACAACCCGTGGAAGACAGACAAGCAAGGATAACAAGGGTACCCGGATGAAGCTCAAAGATGACTCTTGCATGGAGACAATCAATGGGATTCAAAGACATAAGTTTTTGTACATCTCACTCCCTACTAGTCAGTCATCAATCCAGGATGATGAGTTGACACCAGGAAGGTTTAGGACAATTGTTTCTGGGCTCTTGCCTAATGAAATCAAAAGCAAGAAACTCATGAGTCCTGTCATGGGTGTGATTGGGTTTTTAAACCTCACAGAGGTCTGGATGGATATCATTGATAGAATCATGACAGACCAATGTGACTATATGACTCAAGATAAATCTAATCCAACTGCAAGCACAAACAGGGCTTACTTTAAGGAGAGGCAGAATACAATTAATAGCCTCAATCTTCCTGATCTAAAACAGTTAAGAACAGATGCAGAAAGGAAACACTACCTACCAGATGACATAGAAACTGAGTGTGTGCCTTGGATTTTTGCAAATGCACCAGACAGATGTCCCCCGACAGTCTTACTTGTTGCTGGGATACCTGAGCTTGGTGCATTCTTTGCATTAATGCAAGACATAAGGAGTGGGATTTTGGCATCTAACTTGAGAGGAACAGCTGAGGAAAAGATAGCAAGGAAGTCCTCCTTTTACCAATCATATATAAGAAGGACACAGTCAATGGGCCTAAATTGTGACCAAAAGATAATCCATATTTATATGGATTATCTTGGGACATTCTGTGTTGATCACTTCAATCTAGGGGATGATATGGACCCTGATCTTAAGATCAAGGCTCAGGCCCTTCTAGATAAGAAAGTGAAAGAGATTTCAACACAAGAACCTATAAAATTATAGGTTCCTTTCTTCATGTTATTTGTAAATAGTTGCTTGCTTGCTTCTAATCAAATCTGTCTTTCTGCTTACTAACCTGCTTGCTTGCTTGCTTACTAACATGCTTTGCTTGCTACTAACCTGCTTTGCTTTCCCCTGCTATTAACCCTCAAAATTTATCTCTCTATTTGTTGTACAGGGAGCCTACTACTA